AATAGCCATTACAACCGGGGTGCAAGCCATACAAAACGCAGTACAAAAACAATCCGCAATTATGTTGGGTATTTCCCGGCTACAAATGGCGGCATTGAGCAAAGCGCAAGTTTATAACCGCCTTGTTACCATGCAGGGAACAAAGGCAACATTGGCGGCTACAATTGCGCAAAAGGCTTTCAATCTGATTGCCGCCGCAAATCCGTATGTTCTTTTGGCGTTGGCATTGGTTACGGTTGTGGGGGCTTTAGTTCTGTTTGCATCTAATACCGATAAATCGGCAAAGAACCAACAAAAACTTAACGAGGCGCAAAAGGCGTGGTTGGATTATTTGGAAACCGAGGCAACCGAAATGAACCGGGTTAGCAACGAACGTGTCGCCCAATTGAACCGGGAATTAAACATTGCTAAAGCCCGTAACGCTTCATTGTCTGAAACCCGAAAGATTGAGGACGAAATATTAGCCGAGCGCACAAAGGCGCATAATAAAAGCGTTGGTTTTTACGGTCAAGAATTAAACGATTTGGAGGCAAACCGGGCAAAGTTGAAGCAATTAAACGATATGTTATTGCAGTTGAATAACGCCAAAGCCCGTGGGGATAAGAAAGTTTATATTGATGTTGATTTAGACGGTAAAATTGATAAAGTCAAGGTTGATGAAGCAATTGAAGCCGTACAGGGTCAAATAGATAATACCGGGCGGGCGGTTGACATTGCCGTTAATCTAAAAACCGAGGGGGCGGATTTGGACGCCGAAAGGAAAATACAAGCCGCCCAAAGAGCAAACGAAAACCGGAACGCCGCCAAAGCGGAAACGGATATATTGCGCAAAGCCGAGGACGCCCGGATTGCCTTAATTAAAAATTCATTCGACCAACAACGGGCGCAACGTCAAGCCGCCAACGCCCGTGCGATTGCCGACATACAATTGCAGTTGAGGACGGAAACCAATTTAACGGTTAAGGCACGCAAAGCGTTAAACGACCAAATTGTTTTATTACGGGAACAATTGGCGGTTGATATGGTAGATATTGCCAACCAAC